CGGATTGATGATCGCAGCGTGGATGGTGGCGGCGTTGGTCCTGGCTGGCCTGGTTGGTCTGGTAGTCCATCTGGCCGATGCGCGGCTACCAACGCGCGGCCGCCGGTTGATCGTCAACCTGGCGGATGGTTCGGCGCTTCGCGGCATCCTGATTCAATCGCGCGGACCATGGCTGCGCCTCGAGGACGCAGAGCTATTACGGTCCGGCAGCGGCGTTGTTGAAACCTTGCGGATCGATGGATCGGTATTCATCGAACGTCCGCGGATAGCGTTCATCCAGGTTCTGCCATGAACAAACGTCCTGCGCTAGCCGCGTCCGCATCAACCGCCAGGCCAGCGCAGCCAACCGCGCGCGGCTATCGCATCCGCGATTTCTGCGAACGGGAAGGCATTAGCCGCGCTACCTGCTGGCATTGGGCGCGCAAAGGCGTAGTGCGGATGTCCCGATTGGGACCGGCGGTAGGCGTCCGCGTTGTCTACGCCGATCCGGACCTAGACGATCTGGATGATTAGGCGATGAACAAACGTAGACGCTACCTGGCGAAGCGCCGCCGCGCGTCCGCGCGCAGGCAGCTGCGCCGCGGCTGGCTGCCGGACACGATCTGCGGCCGCTGCGGCGAACCAGACGTACCGGTCTATGCGGCAACCTGCGCCGAACAGCCAGAGCGCTTAATCGGACTGCCGCTAGGGATGTACCACTGTCCCGATTGCGGATGCATGCTGGTCGCTGGCCTGCCGCATCCAACGTTGTGCCGGTTCTGCGCCTCGAGGACACATCCGGCGTTCGATAGTCCGCGGGAACGCATCGAACCGCCGCAGCTGCTACCGCCGTTCGGGACGCCTGGCGCGTAGCGCTGTTGGGACGGTCCTGTTGATTCAGGACGTAGCGCGCGCACTACCGGCCGGAACCGGCGTCCCGTCTACATCCTACCGTTACGCGGCCGCGCTGGTAGATATCAATAGGTATCAATAGGTATCCGTTGATACCTATTGATCCCTATAGAGATCATCCGGCCGCGCTCGAGGCGCCGCCGCGGCCGCGATGTTTAATCCCGTCTAATCCGGTTTCGTCCAGCCTCATGCATGGCAGTAGGCCATTGCATCAACGCTGGTCACAAGCGGACTGTATGCGTCGTGGCAGTCGTATTCAGCAGCGGCGCGATGCAAGCGGTACGCGCCGCTGGCAATGGTCCGCCTAGCGCTGTTACCGGCGTATCCGTCCTGCCATCCGATCCGATCTTCCTCCATACCGATTACGCGGCCATCTATCGCGCGCATCCGTTTATCCGGACATGCGTTGACTTCCTCAGCCGCAACATTGGCCAGCTAGGGTTGCATCTGTACCGGCGCGGACCGGACAACAGCCGCGAACGGGAACGAACGCATCCGGTGGCGCGGCTACTCGAGTATCCGAACGCCTGGACGCCGCGCTATGACCACATGCTGGCCACGGTGGCGGACCTTGGGATTTATGGCGTTGCCTACTGGCTGAAATGGGGGCCAGCTGGCGCGCGTACCGCGCTGGTCCGGATTCCGCCGTTCGCGCTCGAGGCAATCGAACCATCCGCCATCGGCGCGCTGCGCTATGAATGGTCCATCGGCGGAACGCGCCTCAGCATCGATCCGGCAGACATCATCCGGTTTCGCTGGTTCGATCCAGATCCGGCGCGCGCTGGCCTACCGCCGATTGAAAGCCTGCGCCGCATCGTGGCAGAGGATCGCGCCGCGGCGGCGCATCGCCAGACGCTATGGCAAACCGGCGCGCGGATCGGCGGCGTTGTTGAACGTCCGAAGGAAGCTGGCGTCTGGTCGCCAGAGGCGCGCGATAGGTTCCGGACGCAATGGCAGGAACGCTACTCCGGTCCGGCGTCCATCGGCCAGGTTCCCGTCCTCGAGGACGGCATGCAATTTAAGCCAGTCACGATGTCTCTGGCCGATACGCAGGCGTCCGACATGCGCGCCGCCAATATCGAGGACATCGCGCGCGTCTACCAGATTCCAGCGCCGATGGTTGGCATCCTGGCGCATGCGACCTATAGCAACGTCCGCGAACAGCATAAGCATTTGTACCAGGACTGCTTGGGGCCGATCTGCGTCCAGCTAGAGGACACCATCGCGCTATCGCTGCTGGCTGAATGGGACGATTCCGATCCGCTCTATCTGGAATTCAACATTGCCGAAAAGCTGAAAGGCAGTTTTGAGGAACAGGCGCGCGCGATCCAAGTCCTGGTTGGCCGACCAGTGATGACAGCCAATGAAGGACGCGCGCGGTTGAACCTGCCGAACGTGGCGAACGGCGATGAACTCATGTCGCCTCTCAACATGACGGTGGCCACCGATGCGCCAGCGCCGCCGGTTGATGAACCGGACCATGCGCCGCGCGGTTCCGTTCACTAAGCGCCGCAGGAAGGACTAGCCATGCCAGAGGACATCACCGTAACGCTAGATGGCAGCGTGCTAACGCGCGCGATCCTGGCTGGCCTGGCCGATGGCCGCATTGAACCGCAGTCCTCGAGCGAACCGGCGGCCGCGGTTCCGCTCTGGCTGCGCGGCGGCGTTTGGGCCTGCGATCCGGCCGCCATTGAAGGACTGTCCGCGATGGCAGACGCCAGCGCCAACGGCGCAGGCGAAGCGCTGCGCGCCGCCAGCGATAACCAGCAGCTGCTGGCGCCAGGCGCCAACGTGGCGGTTATCGGCATTCACGGTTTCATTTCGCGGCGTCCGTCGTTTTGGTCCTCGCTATTCGGCGGATTGTCGCTGGTGGAATTGGAAGGCGCGTTGCGCGCCGCGGCCAACGATCCGCAGGTTGCCGCTATCGTCCTCGATTGCGATAGTCCAGGCGGCAGCGTGACTGGCGTACATGAAGCGTTTGAAGCGGTCCGCGCCGCCAACGCCATTAAGCCAGTCCATGCGGTTATTAGCGGACTCTGCGCCAGCGCGGCGTATTGGATTGCCGCTGGCGCCTCGAGGATTTCCATATCGCCATCGGCCGAAGTCGGCAGCATCGGCGTTTTCGGCGTTCATGCGGATCGGTCCGCGTTCTACGCCGCGGAAGGCATCACGTTTTCAGTCTTTGCCGCGCCTGCCACGAAAGCGGAAAACGTGGATTTCCAGCCGTTGACGGACAACGCGCGGCTGGCGATGCGGCGGCGCGTGGAAGGACATTACGCGCGGTTCGTTGGCGATGTGGCGGCCGGACGCAATACGACGCCAGAGGCAGTCCGCGAAGGCTACGGCGCTGGCCGCGTTGTCGGTTCGGCCGATGGCCTGGCCTGCGGACTGGTGGACGCCATCGAAACGCCAGCCGCGGCCATTGGCCGCGTCATGGACCAGCTGCAGGACCGGACCAGGCGCGCGGAAATCGCGCGGTTCCGTAGCGAAGTATCCGGCGCAGGCGCCGCGTAGTTTCCCTGATTCCCGATTTCTGAAACCAACGCCGAAGTAAAGGACCAAACGCCATGGCCGCGCATCTACGTATCCGCAACGAACTACAGGCAGCCATCGATCTTGCGTCTACGCTGATGGCGAAGGCTGAAAGCGAAACGCGCGAATTGTCCGCAGAGGAACGCGGCCAGGTTGACGCGCAGCTAGCCAAGGCGCGCGATCTGCGCGCGCAGCTGACGCGCGCCACCGATCTACAGACACTGCAGGACGAACTACGGACGCTAGTTGCGGCCAACGCCGGTCCGGCGGCGTCCTCGAGCTCGAGCGCGCATCGCGGTTCGCTAGGCGCGCAGTTTGTAGCCAGCGAAGCATTCGAGTTTATCCGCGCAGGCCATGCGCGCGGCGGCGCCTGGACGACGCCATCCGTCGATCTGCTGGCCGCCACGTTGACGGAAGATCCGGCCAGCGGCGGCAAGCTGCTGGTACCAACCTATGTGCCAGGCGTCCTGGGATTGCCGTTCGCGCCGCCAACGGTGATCGATCTGCTGGCGCAGGGAAATACCGATGCCGCCAGCATCGTGTATATGGTGGAAAAAACCGCCACCAACGCCGCGGCGCCAGTAGCCGAAGGCGGACTGAAACCAGAATCCGCGCTCACGTTCGATAGCGTGACGGATGCTGTCAAAAAGATCGCAACCTGGCTGCCGGTATCGGAAGAAATGCTGGCGGACGTGGCGCAGATCCAGTCCTACATCAATACCCGGCTACAGCAGTTTGTGATCCTGGCGCTCGAGAACCAGATCATCAACGGCGATGGCATCGGCCCGAACCTGCTAGGCATCACCAACCGCGTTGGCCTGGCGCCAGACGTGGTTCGCGGCGCTGCCGAACTCAACGCGCTAGCCGTCTACCGCCAGATCGTAGAGATCATGGCAACGTCATTCATCATGCCGGATGGCGTCGTGATGTCGCCTCGAGCATGGGCCAGCTGCGTTACGTCGCAGACCAGCCAGGGAGTGTTTTACGGGCCTGGCATGTTTAGCGGTCTGCCATCGCCTGCGCTATGGGGCCTGCCGGTGGCGCTGTCCAATCAGCTGGCGGACCAGACAGAGGCGCTGGTCGGTTCCTTCAAGCAGGCGGCGCAGCTATGGCGGCGTAGCGCGTTGACGGTCCAGGCATCGAACAGCCATGCGGATTTCTTTGTCCGCAACCTGGTAGCCATCCGCGCAGAGCAGCGCGCCGCGCTGGCTGTCTACCGGCCAGGCGCGTTCGGGATGGTAACGGGCCTGGATGTCCTGGCGGCGCCTGGCGGCGCTACGCGCGAAGGCGGACAGCCAGCCATCGGAACCGGCGGCAGCGCTGGCGCCATCGGCGCTGGCAACCGCAGCGAAGCGGAACGCGGACGGGACCAGGCAACGCAGCTGCCAGCGGACAGCAACCGCGGCGGCAACGGTCCTGGCGGCCGCGCGCGCTAGGCGCCTCGAGGACGGTAAGCGAAGCGCCGCCGCGGCGCTTCGCTGTCCAGTCAACCAGAACGAAAGGCGGACGGAATGACAGCGCCTGTACGCGACATGCCGCCATGGCTGGCGGCCATCCTGCCAGGACTCCGCGGCCAGCGCCTAACCGCGCCAGCGGCCGCGCTACTGCCGCCTGCGCTGCTGGCCGCGGACATCGCGCAGCTGGCCAACGTCCTTACGCCAGCTACGCCAGTCCCTACCGGAACCGCGGCCACGCTGTTTGGTGGCCTGGCCGCGCCAACGTTCCGCCGGACGCTACCGGATGTGATGGCGTCTATTCCGATGTCCGGCGGCATGCTGCAGGTTCCAACGTTCGCGCAGGGACTGAACGGCGCGGCGCCGCATGCGGAAGGACAGCCCAAGCAGGAAGCGCTACTGACGTTCGCTGGCAATCTGCGGAAGGCGGCCACGGTAGCGACGTTCATCGGCATTACCGATGAACTACTCGAGGATGCCGCCGGACTCGAGGCATGGCTAACCGCCTACCTTGGCTACCTGGTTCGCATCGCAGAGGAAAGCGCGCTGCTGTTCGGTGATGGCGTGGCGCCGAACAACATCGTTGGATTTTTCCACTACGGGATTCCCGCCTACGGCGGCGCGGCCACCGAACCGGCGGCGCTATTGGCGGACATGATCGCGCAGGCTACGCGATCCTCTGGCATCTATCCGGATACGGCAGTCATTTCATCCAGCCTCTGGTCTGGCCTGGCTGCCTCGAGCGCCGCCGCGCTGGATGCCGCGGCTGGCACGTTCGCTGGCGTGGATGTCATTACGTCCGGCGCGATGGCCGCTGGCCAGGCGCTGGTAGGACCGATCCAGGCGCTATCGGTGATTGGCCGCGAAGGCGGAACCATCGTGGAAGGGACGCAATCGCACGCTAGCGATTTCATATCGAACAAAGCGGTTATCCGCGCCGCGTCGCGGCTGGCGCTAGGCGTCCTGATGCCATCGGCGTTTCTGGTGAAGGCAACCTAGCGATGGCGCGCCTGGTGGTTCCGCCAACGGTTGAACCGATGACGGTTGCGGATGTCCGCCTGCGGTTGAAGTATCCGCGGACGGACCAGGACGCGGCTATCACCGATTGGATCGCGGCGGCGCGCAACGCGCTCGAGCGCTACATCGAACGCGGTTTGATGACGCAGACTTGGGAATTGGTCACACGTCCGGCGGCCATCGGCGCGGCCGCCGGACGCGCGCCAGCGGCGGCCATCGGCGCGGCGGAATCAACGGAATCGCATGTTGGGTATTTCGCGCAGAACCTGACCACGTACCGCAGCAAGGGACCAGCGCCGTTGGCCGCAGGCGAAGGCGCGGCGTCCGCCTATGGCGCCATCGATCTGGTTTGGGCGGCGCCGCTGCAGGCCATCGTGTCTGTCACCGATGAAGGCGGCGCGGTTCCGGCAGAGGCATACGCGGTAGATAACACGGTGGAACCGGCGCGGCTGTACTGGCTGGACGCGGCGCGGCCGGAAGGCAGCGCCACGATCCAGTACCGCGTTGGCTACGGTGATACGCCGGAAAGCGTTCCGGCCAATCTGCGCCAGGTGATGTTCGCGCTGGTCCAGCAGTTTTTCCTGTACCGCGCTGGTCCGCCACCGGCTAGCGCGCTCGAGGAAACGCTCTGCCATGCGGATGGCTACCGCGTAAGGACGTTCGCGTAATGGCGTACCAACCGCCAGCGGAACGCCATCCGCTATCGCCAGTCCTCGAGCCTGGCGACCTATGGCACGTTGGCAATGTCATTAGCCAGACATGGGCCGATCTGCCGAACGGCGGCCAGGGATTGGTAGACGTGCCGATTGTCACCAATGAACCGATGTCCATCGATCCGCTGTCCGCGCTCGAGCGCGCGCAGCCTGGCGCGATCTTGTCTGAGGCAACGCATCGCGTCCGGATGTATTGGGTAGCCGGAATCAGACCGGCGCAGCGGATTACGGTGGCCGATCCGTATGAGGCGCGCCAGCGGACGTTTGAAATCCTGGCGGTAATGAATCCTGGCGAACGCGCCTGGATGTTGGAAATGCATGTAATCGAGAAAGCGTGATGGCTGCCGCATACGCCAAGGTTGAAGGACTCGAGAAGCTACAGCGCGCCTTGAAGGAAGCGCCGCGGAAAACGCGCGCGCTACTGCGGGACATGCTCGAGGAATCCGCCAACGCGGTAGCCGCATCGGCGCGCGGCAAGGTTGCGCGGCATGAAGGCGATCTGTACCGCGCGATTGCGGTAAGCGGCCGCGGCATGACATGGCGCGCCGGACTCGAGGACATGAGTATTGGATCGCGCCGCGGTTCGGCGTCCCATATCAATCCGTCGATCTACGGCCGGTTCGTGGAATACGGGACCAGCCGGACCGGCGCGCGTCCGTTTATGAAACCGGCCGCGGAAGGCGAAGCGAACCAGATTACCGGCCGCCTGCGGAAAGTCGCGGCGGCCATTCCAGGCGAATTGTAGATGGCTGGCGCTACCTGGCCTGCGGCGCTCGAGGACGTAAGCGTTTGCGAATTGATCGAAACGCAGGCCATCGCCTGGCTGCGCGCCGATGCGCGGATGGAAACGCTAGTAGCGGATCGCATCTGGACCAGCGTTCCGCCGAATGCGATTTATCCGTTTGTCATGCTCGAGGCGTTTGTGATTTCGCCATGGAACCGGCTACGCGGTTTCGGCCGGTCCGTCACATTCCAGCTACGCGCGCAGTCGCAGGTTCGTGGCGACTATGAAGCGCATCGGATCGCGGATCGGATGGTGGCGGTTCTGGAAGGACGCAACGCGCCGCTGCCGCCAGCCAAACGCGCCATCTGGTCCATCGATGAAACGCCAGGCGCAACCTATACGGATGTCAACGCAGGCGTCCTGACGTACCACCGGCCAGTAATCGTCCGAGTTCGGTTGCAGGTATGAACAGCCGCAGCCTGGTAGACATCGAATGGATCGCGTTGGGCCTGCAGGCGCTGGCCAAAACGCTGTCTGGCCAGGTAGCGATCCTGGACGCGCATGTTGAGTTACTGATTGACCGGCTGGACGAACAGCAGAGTACGCGCCAGGTAGAGAGCGCGGCCAGCTGGTCCAGCGGCGTTCAGGGCTGCCAGCATCCGGAGGATTACCGGATGGAAGCTGGTTCGATGCGCGCGCCGCTGCGGTTCTTTTGTAAGCAATGCCGCCGGTTCGTTGATCCGGCGCGCAGTGAACGTCCGGCAGATACGCCGGTTGCCGATGGACCAACGACGTAGGAAAGGAACAGACCATGCCGCCAGCACCAGTCCTAACCGGCGATCCGATTGCCGGAATTCACACGTACTTCGCGCTAGGCAATTCGGCGTTGCCTAGCGTTCTGCAGGACATTTCGGATTTCCTCGATGGCGTCGAACCAACAGAGGAAGTGGACGAATTGGACGGAACCACGTTCCGCCGCGAAACGCGCAACATCATTGCCGGATTCCGGACGGTTGGCTATTCGCTGTCTGCAAGTGGAGTACCGCCGCGCATACGTTCTTTTCGCCGTTGCGCGGAAAGACCGATGTTGCCTTCGAGTACGGACCGGAAGGGTTGGACGTTGGTATGGTCACTATCGCGGGAACCTGCAACATCCTCAGCTACTCCGGACCGGTGGCGGCGCACGATGCGGTTACGACGTTTACCGTCGAACTCCGGATCGTGACGCAGGCGGATGGCGTGATTGCCGCCGCTGGCGCGCGCGAAGGCGATGAAGGCGCGGCGCGCGGCGCTCGAGGACGCGCAGCGTAGCAACCGATGAACCAGGCGCGGCGCCTCGAGCGCCGCCGCTACTACCGGGAACCAGGTAGGGAGGACCAACCATTGTCACCGAACCACATCACACTAGCCGGGAAGGATCGTCCGCTGCTGTACAGCGTGGCCGCTATCGAGGAAATCGAGGCAGCCATGGGCCGAACGATCATCCAGATTCTGTCCGTCCCGAATTTCGACGTTGGCCTATCCGGTCTAATCACGATGTTGCACATCGGGATTAAGCATGGCGGCGAAACCAACCTGGCGCGCGAACGCATCCGCACGATGGTTGATCGGGATTTTGAAGCTGGCCGGTTGACGATCCAGAGCCTGATTGAAGTCGTACAGAAAGCGCTGGTGCGTTCGTCCACGTTTAGATCGCAGGTATCGCCCGAAGTCCTGGCCGAACTCGAGCAGATCGAAAGGGACGCAGGCGCTGTCCCTTTGGCATCCGACATTGGCGAAGCGGAATCGATCCGCTCATCTACCAGCTAACCACGTTGACGCCGCGGCAGCTGGAATGCTGTACGCCGGTGGAATTGATGATCATGCTGCGCGCCGCAGAGGCGCGCGACGATTCCAGCTGGCGGCAGCTGGCGCAGCTGGCCGCCTGGCTGCTATCGCCATGGAGTAAACGCAAGCTGACGGCAGACAAGCTACTCAAGCGGCGGCCGCCTGCTACGCCGCTGATACCTGGTGATCTCGAGGAACCGCGCAAGCGCATAAGCGATTGATGCCATGTCCGTTGTAGCTACGCTGCTGGTTCGCGTTGCCGCCAACCTAACCGAACTCGATAAAACGTTTTCGGAATTGGAGCGATCCGCGGACCGGATTTCCAAGGCGTACAGCAAGCTAGGCGGCCAGCTGCAGGGTATCGGTTCCAAGCTAACCACCAGCCTAACGTTGCCGTTGGCTGGCATCGGCGCAGCGGCCGCGAAATCCTACATGGATTTCGATTCCGCCATGCGCGGCGTCCAGGCGGCCATCCAGCCAACGAAAGCGCAGCTGGACGAACTCGAGCATGCCGCGATGGAATGGGGCGCCAAAACGCAGTACAGCGCCACCGAAGCGGCGCAGGCGCTAGGCGAACTCGGCAAGGCCGGTATTGATTCCGCGAATTCCGTAAAGCTACTGCCATCGGTCCTGAACCTGGCCACGGTTGGCGAAATGGCGCTGGCCGATGCCGCCGGACTCACAACCGATACGTTGACGCAGTTTGGCCTAAAGGCAGAGGACGCCGGACACGTTAACGATGTCCTGGCGAAGTCCGCGCAGGTTTCCACAACGTCCGTTGCCGAACTCGGTAACGCGCTGCGCTACGCCGGACCGGTAGCAGGCGCGTTCGGGATGTCCATCGATGAAACCGGCGCGGCGCTGGCGATGTTCGCTAACGCCGGTTTCAAAGCGGATATGGCCGGAACCGCGCTGCGCGGCGTTATCAGCGAAGTAAAGAATCCAGCCAAGGGACTGCGCGATGTCCTGGCCGAATTGCATCTGACCACGTTAGCCAGCGCGGATGGGACGGTCCATCTGGTAGACGTGATGCGGAAGCTGGAAGGCGCAGGCGCGGACAGCGCGCAGCTGCTGAAAGCGTTCGGTGATCGGGCCGGTCCGGCGCTGGTAGCCGCGATGCAACAGGGTAGCGGCGCGCTCGAGAAGATGAACGAAACCATGCAAAAGAGCGACGGTACCGCCAAGGCGGTAGCCGATACGCTGATGTCTGGTTTCGGTGGCGCGGTAGAGCAGATGCGCGGCGCGGTGGAAACGGCCGGAATCAGCATCGGCAAGGTTCTGGCGCCAGCGCTCGAGACAGCCGCGAATTGGGTCGGCAAGCTGGCCGAATGGGTATCCGGCACGCTGGTTCCGGCATTCCAGGCGCTGCCAAAATCCGTCCAGGTTGCCGCAGGCGCGTTCGCTGGCATCGTGGCTGGCATCGGTCCGGCCGTCTACATCGGCGGCGAATTGGTCCAATCGTTCGGCGCCATGGCTGGTCTGTTCGGTAAAACGGCTGGCGGCGCCGCGCAGCTGGCCGAAGGCAGCGCCACGTTAACTAAGGCGCTCACGCTGGAATCCATCGCGGCATGGGCCAGTACCGCGGCAACCGGCGCGTTTGAAGCGGTTGTGGCGGTACTACTCCATCCGGTGACACTGGTTGTAGCCGCGGTAGCCGGACTGGTGATCGGGCTGCGCTATCTGACCGGTTCCTGGGAAGGCGTCCTACAGGTTCTGACGTTGGGCCTGGTCAATTTCAAAACGCTAGCCGCGATATGGGACGGACTGAAAGGCGCGGCATCGCTGCTGGCGCAGGGATTCAACATCATCGCGCAGGCGGTACAGGGATTCATCAGCGAAGCAGGCGGCAAGCTATCGCCGTTGATGACCACGCTAAAAAACCTGTTCACCGAATTCGCAACCTGGCTGGCCGGTAACGCGGTGGCCGCCTTCAACGCGATCCGAAACGCGGTGGCCACGTTCGCAGATAGCGGTATCGGCAAGCTGTTGTATGCGCTAGGCGAACTCTGGATCAAGCTGCAGATCGGCAGCGTGCTACTGGTCGCCAAGGTTGCGCTAGAGGCGTTGGGCCTGGCGGTTCGCGGCGTTCAGCTGTTCATCGCGGATTTTGTCAACGATCTGAAAGGCGCCTGGAATAGCGCCTGGAAGATGGCAACGGATGGCGTCAACAATACGATCCTGGTCCTTAAGGTTGCGGCCGCCTGGTTTGGCGTCGATCTGCCGAAGGCGATCCAGGCGGTAATCGAGAAGCTGTCCGCGATGGCAGGCGGCATCGATACATGGGCGCGCAACGTGGCTGCCGGTATCGGCGTTGTGATTGCCATCCTGCCTGGCATGTCCGGCGCGGCATCCGCGATGGAACGCGCCACGTTGAACGCCGCGGCCGCGTCTACCAACCTGGCCGCCAACAACGATGTCCTGGCCGCTGGCAACGCGCGCGTAAAGGAAACGCTAGACGCGGCCGCGGCGGCAGCCGTGAAACATGAAGCGGCCGCCAAGGCGAACGCAGAGACAAGCAAGGCGGCCGCGGCAGCGGCGAAGCGCGCCGCGGAGGAATACCAGAAGCTGGCCGATGCGATGTCCGGTAAAGACACGCTGGACAAAGCCAAGCAGCTAACCGCCGTCCTGGCGGATCTGACTGCAAAGGGAATGAAACCATCCGCGGAAGGCGCCAAGCAGGTACGCGAAGCGCTCGAGGCGGCCGCAGAGGTATTCATATCCACCGGTAAAAAAGTCCCGCCGGAAATGGGCCGGTTGTGGGCATCGCTACTGCCGCCAACCAAGGTTGAAAACGATCTGCGGCAGTTTGCCGGACTGTTTACGCGCAGCATGGCGCCGGTTATTCCATCGGTCCGCCAGCTGGTAGGCCAGGTCAATACCACGCTGGCCGGTATCCATTGGGAAGCGTTCGTACCATCGCCTGCGGATCGCACGCTGCTGGCGCGCGAACTCGCTAATTGGGGCAAGGATCTTAAGGGACAGATCGACGGGATTTTTACCGGCATGTTTACCGGCCAGACCGGATTCCGCGATGGTCTGTCGCAGATGTTCCATGGCGTCCAAGGTTTCGCCAACGGACTGATTGGGGATTTCCAGCGGGAATTCTCAACGCAGATGACCAACGTTTTTAAAGGCGGCGATTTCGATTTCAAAGAGCTATTCGGCGGCGCCAAAAGCAAAACGGCTGGCGCCGCTGCAGGCGCCGCGGTTGGTCTGACGGTTGGAATGGCGTTCGGTAAAGCGTTCGGGAAGGAAGTCGGCGCGATTACTGGCGCGGCCAGCGGCGCCGCCATGGGCGCTGTCTACGGCGGTTGGGTTGGCGCAGGCGTTGGCGCAGGCGTTGGTTTCGTGTCCGGCTGGATGGCTGGCGTTGAAAAAGAGGCAGCGCAGAAACAGGCCATGCAAGGCGCGCGCGGCAACCTGCTTGAAGCGTTCGGCGGCATGGAGCAGTTAGCCAAAACGGTTCGCAGCGTTGGCGTAGATTTCGATGCGCTCTGGACCAGCAACGATCCGAAGGTATTCAACGAACAGCTAAACCAGTTTCAAACCAACCTGGCATCATCGAAAGCGGCCATGACGCAGCTGGCAAAGTCCATGGACGATGCCAGCAAGGCTGGCGCGCTGCTGTCCCTGCAGGATTTTTCCGGCATCGCGGATATGGTCGCCAAGGGATTTCCTGGCGCCAGTGATGCCGCCGCGGCGTTCATCGGCGCGCAGCAGGACGCGGCCACGAAAGGCATCGATGCGTTCCTGACCAACGCGCAGATCAAAACAGAGCGCGGCGCGCTGGCGATATCCGCATCGCTGGCCGGTATCTACCAGACCATGATCGAAGGCGGCGCTTCGCCAACGCAGGCGTTCGCGGCCATGGAAGGGACGATAGCCAAGCTGCAAGCGCAGCTGGATAAAACCGGCATGGCAGGCGCCGCGGCGTTTACGCCGCTGGCGGATCTGGCCAGGCTGGCTGCCGATTCCATCGCTGGTCCGGTATTCGATGCGATGGCCGGACTCGAGCAGGGATTGACCAGTACCGCCAACCTTGGTCTGCTGAACCAGGAAACGTTCAGCGGTTTCGCGGACGAACTACTGGCCAGCTATAAGGGACTCGAGGCGCAGGGTAAAGGCGGAACCGTAGCGATGGCCGGTATGCAAGGCGCGCTACAGAAAGCCTGGGAAATTTCCGAACAGTTTGGCTACAGCCTGGAAGGCGGCCAAAAGGAATTGATTGATTACGCGCTGCAGGCTGGATTGATCGGTGAGAAATTCAAACCGGCTACGGATCGGATGGTGGACGCCATCAACGGTCTGATTGACCGGATGGATAAATTCCTACTGAAATTCAACGAAATCGATCCGAACAGCAAGGCTGCGGTTAATTCGCTGAATGAGAATTTCGGCAAGATTAAGCAGCCGGTAATCAAGCCAACGATTGAACTACCGGAACCGCCGGATTTCAGCGATCCGCGCTGGCGCTACGCCAGCGGCGGCGCGGCTGGTGGACCATCCGCAGGCGGTACGCTCTACGTTCCCGCGATGGCGTCCGGCGGCATCGTGACAAAGCCAACGGTTGCGCTGATAGGCGAGCGCGGACCGGAAGCGGTAGTACCGCTGTCCAGCGATTTCATGGGCGCAGACCTAACCGTCTACCTCGATAGCGAAGTAATCACGCGCGCCGTCCTGCGGAAGCAGCCGCGGCAGCTGCGCGCGTATGGCGCGGTTCGGTAGCCATGGCGCTGGCGCTCACGATCAACGGCGCGGATGTCCTCGATTACCTCGAGCCTGGACCGGGAAATCCGGGCCTGGATCGGGCGCTGCAGACGCGAACGGTTATGCGGTTCGTATTGAAGGACCGAACCGGCGCGTTCCGGCCGCAGCTGCGCCAGGAAGTGATAGCCACGCTGGACGGAACGCGGATATTCGGTGGCGTTCTGACCATGATTGATGAAGGCGATTGGGGCGATTACAAAGGGAATTGGTTCAGCTGCGAAGCGGCGGATTACGGGTCCGTCCTCGAGACAATCGAACTCAACGGCGTTGCGCCAGGCGTCACGCTGAAAGACATCGTGCAGCATCTGGTAACGGTCCGCCTGGCTGCGCGCGGATTCAGTGTGCATCCGGCCATGGCCGCCGGTCCGGTGATCGGATCGCAAGGCTATTCGTTCCGCTACTACGTGGACATTTTTAACGATCTGGCGCGCATCACCGAATGGCCATGGTCCGTTGATGAATTCAAGCGGATTCTGTTTGCGCCTGCGGACGGTAGACCAGCGCCGTTCGCGTTGACGGCAACCAACGACACGATCAATACCATCCGCGTAGCGTCTACCCTGGACGGATACGTAAACGTGGTATGGCTGCACTACGGCGCGGCTGGCGTCCGCGAAGTAGCGGAAAGCTGGACGGCTACCGCAGGCCAGACATCGTTCGCGGTTGTGAACTTCCCTAATCCGGAAGGCATCAACGCGCCGCCATCCATCGTGACTGTCAACGGCGCGGAGGAAGCGGTAGGTACTACCGGCCAGCCATGGTCCTGGACAGCGGCCACCGGCACGCTGGTTCGCGTAACGGGCCTGGCTGCAGGCGATGCGGTTTCCACCGTCTATGGCGCCACGTTCCCGGCCGCCATCGTGGAAGCGAACAGCGCCGAAGTAGATACCTACGGCGAATTCGCGCTGGTGGAAACCGCCGATGATGTATTCGACGTTCGCCAGGCGCGGCAGATCGCGCAAGGCATGTTGGCAGAGCGCGGCGGATTACTGCGGCGGATCTCGGTTGTGACGCATGCGCCTGGCCTGGTGCCCGGTCATGTCGTACCGGTCAACGTGCCAGAGCGCAACATCGCTGGCGATTGCCTGGTCCTCTCATCACGCCTGGTCCATGACGGACGCAAGGCGAACGGCGATGAATTCTGGCGGTTCGATCTGGATCTAGTGGAAGGAACCGCCTACCGCGAAACGTGGCAGAAATTCTTTCGGGACATTGCGCGCCAGACTACCGGCGCGGCGGTATCGGCAAGCGGATTGGTTGGTCCTCTGCCGATAGGCGGCGTAGGCAGCGGTGGATCGGCGCCATCGCTGCCTGCGTCCGTCTTTTACCGGTTCCTTGGCGGTTCGCGGACGGTGGCCGGACTGGTGCCAGCGGCCGCATCCGATCCATGGATCAACATTCCCGGTTTCGTGGATGCGTTTGTAGACTTCGATTCCATCGGAACGCGGATCGTCCAGGTATCGGTTCAGTGCCGGTCACACGATCCGGCGGTATCGGTAACGCCGCGCGTGGTGTCCATCGATGGCGCAGGCAACCGCGCGCTGGTCCTCGCTACCGGAACGCCGACCAACGCAACCGCCTGGACCTATCAAGGCATGACGCTACCGGCGCATGCTGGCCTAACGCCGATCCGCGTTGAACTCTCAACGTCCGTCCGCAACCGGGATGTATTCGTGGCCAATGCCATGCTGAACGTATTCGGCGCGGCCGCCGCGCTCGAGCGCGAACCGGCCGCGTAGTGGACCATGGCTGATTTAACGTCCGTCTACGCGGATCGCGCCTCATTCGGACTGGCGGATACCGCCGTCCCGTCCGGTCCGCTGCGCCTTGGCGCGCTGGCCGCGGCGGCAGCTGGCGCGGCGCGCCTGGCGCTGGACGCCAGCGGCAACGTAACCGCAGGCGTGCTAACCGCGGCGGATATTCCGCCAGCGTTCGTCCGGCGGGACGTGGCGGAAACGATCAATGCCAGCTGGACATGGGCTGCAGGTACCACGATTTCGTTTGCGGCTGGCGGCAGCCTGGCCGCGCCTGCGGCTACGTCGCGCAGCGCCGGAACGCGGCTGGTCCTCGAGCCTGTATCCGCGTCCACCGAATACGCGCAAGGCAGGGAATCCGGCGCGCTCTGGACATCGGTTCCGGCGCTGGCCGCGCATAAGTGGTATCAAGGCGCCAGCGAACGGCTGCGCCTGGATACGGACGGAACGCTAAAGGTAATCGGCGGTTCCGGCGCGCTGCTACTGCAGTCCGCCGCTACTGGCGATGGCGCCATAGCCGCGGCGCTCAGCCTGGCGCTAACCGCCGCAGGCGTGATTTCCCTATCAACCAACGGCGGCATCCTGCCAGCGCTTGGCTACCGGGAAAACCTCGGTCTGATAAACCGCAAGTACCTGCAGCTGCACTGCGCCGAACTGTGGGCGGAAACGCTGGTAGCGCAGGACACGTTGGCCACGATTGGCGGCCGCGTCCTGGTCGGGCAAACAACGACGTTGACGCGGGACTGCGCGCCAGGCGACACCACGGTCTACGTTAAACACAACGCCTTCAGCTTGCATGTTGGCCTGGTGGAATACGGATCGAAGCTGGTACTTCAGTCCGGCGGCAAGTTTGAAGTACTGGAAGTTACCGCGACGGCGGCGCCAGCGGCGGAACCAGCTGGCGATTACGGCTATACGGTGAATCGCAATTTTGACGGCAGCGGCGCGAACCAGTGGTACGCAGGCGATGCCGTTTTCGATACCGGGAAATTTACTACCGGACCAGGCGCGTTCATCGATCTGTACAGCATCAACGGACTAAGCGCCGGAACCACGGCTGGTCCGACGATTGTCGGCAACGTTCGGATCAACGAAACCGCCACCGGCTGGCGCGAACGTTGGGCGATTGGCAACCTGGCTGGCATCTACAACAACAGCGCCGCGATGTTCGGCGCCGCGTTCGGTGATCCGGCTGGCATCCATCTGCAGATCGATGCGACCAACGGAATCCGCATGCTCGGTGGCGGTAATACCGCCACGTATGGCCAATGGGACATGGCCGGGAACCTTTCCCTTGGCTACACCACGTCCGGCCAGATCGTGTTTACCGCCATGGACGGCAGCCTGCGGATGAAGGTTGCTGGCGTCGATAAGATGGCGCTGCTGAACGATGGCGCGTTGTATCTCAGCACCGGTTTAATCTGCGGCGCGTTTGCGGGAACCACCGGAGTTGTCCGCAGTTTCAACGCGCTCGATTGGAATTCTGGCAGCGGATTCTACTTTCGCTATACGCAGGCGACTAATCAAACCGCCGCGTTGATTGGCAATAGCGCTGGCCGCCGCGTTCAATGGGACGGCGCTTCACTAAAAGTGATTTCGGACGGATTCATCCTCGATGAAAACGGGATCACGATGGGCCAGCATGCCGGTGGCAGCCCAACGGAAAACGGTAAGACGATCAAGTTTGGCGTAAGCGGCGCGTTGATGTGGGACACGGCTACCGGTGGCGGCCGGTTTGAAATCCTGCGCGGCGGCCAGATCCGGATCGAAGCGGGAACGTCCGGCGGATTGGGCATCGAACTACAGGCAGGCGGTTCGGGCATTGATCGGGTCATTTTGCAGCTAGTGTCCGTATCGTCCGGACAATCGCAGATGATCCTTGGCGGCCAGTCCAGCGGAGGCGTCACGTATCCGCGGTTCGTACCGTCTACCGATACGCTGCAGGACATCGGCGCAACAACGGCGCGCTGGCGCAACATCCACGCTGTTACCGTGTTATCCGCCTCATTCCAAGGCAACGTCGCAGGTAGCTGGCTGAAAACACAGTACGGCGCGTTCGGTGGCGCAACGCCGAACCTCTACTATTTAGAGGTAGGCGTAGATTCCGCCGGTAAACCTGGTTCCTCTACATGGACGGTTTCGCCAAGCAATGCCGCCGCGAAAGATGATGTGACGCCGGTTGATCCAGTTGCGGCGCTGGCGCTGGTCCGCCGCGTCCCGCTGGTCCGCTATCGCTATAACGGCGCGTATGGTTCGCCAGCAGGCATGGCCGCCATCGGCGTAATCGCTGAAAACGTGGCGGACATCATGCCGGATAGCATCCATCACGGTAGCGATGGATCGCTAGGATGGAACGCGCACGAATTACTTATGTTGAACGTGGCCGCCGTCCAGGCATTGGCAGCGCGCCTCGAGCGCATCGAAAGGAACCAGCAGCTATGACGCCGGATGAAAAACTCTGCTACAGCGAAGGCATGCTCTGGCGTAACCGCGTCAAAGCGCAGGCCATCGCCTACGCTGGCGAAGTGGTACGGGAAGATCCATACGGGCTGATTGCCGATGATCCGCAGCGCTCATTGACGTACCACCAGAACCGCGTTCGCGTTAGCCAGACGTGCCTAGCGCAGCCGGATATGTTCGCGCAGCAGAACGGCGGCAGCGTGGCGCTGGCGCAGATCGATCCGGTTGTGGCGGACGATCTGGCGCTCAAAGGCGGCATCATCAATCTATGGGAAATCCTGGCCGGTGGCATTCCGCCTGCGCCGATTCCGGACGCGCCGCTGGCTAGCCGCGAACCTGGCCGCGAACCTGGCCGCGAAGCGCCGCCACCGGCGCGCCGTTAGACTCGAGGACCAACGCCGATGGAACGTCCAGCGCTAACCGCCACGTCTGGCGAATTGTTTTACAAACTGCTAGCGGTCCGAACGCAGCTGCAGCTACACGAGGCAGACGCGCAGCTGTACGCCGCGCGCGCCGAATTGGCGCGGACCTACCAGACCAACCTATCCGGCGGATTGCCTGCGCTCGAGGCGCAAGCGCTGGCGGCGCTCGAGGCGCCGAACGGCGCGCGGTTCGATTGGCAGACGTTCAGCTATACCGATCCGCCGGTAGACCAGGCGGCGCCAGCGGCCGCTGAATAGCGGCCAGCTGGCCGCCATCTAGCCGACAACCAGCGGCTACGCGCGCGCGCTCGAGAAACCGGAACCGAATAACCAACCGCTGCGATCTGGCGCCGATCCAGAACGCGGCAACCTGGACGGGAGTGTATCCGCCATGTTGCATCGCATTTTGGGCGCTTCGCTGCTGGATGCCTGCGCGCCAGGCAAGGTATTTGAACCGGCGCTAGATGAAGCGGTGGCGCTGCGCTGGAATTGCGTTCGCATCTTTTGCGGCGCGCTGCCATGGGCCAACCAGGCATGCGCCGATGTCTACGCCAGTCTGCCGCGCGTCCTCGAGGCATGCGGCGCGCGCGGCATCAACGCCTACCTGGCCTACCATACCGAAGCTGGTACCGGCTACGATCTGGACGCGCATACCGACCAGATCGAAGCTATCGCGCGCGCCTATCCCGTTATCGTCCTGCGCGAAGTCGCCAACGAAGCGGACCACGATACGCAAGGCGGCCGCCTGCCGCCGGAACGCTGCGCCGATCTGGCTGGCCGGATGTCTGGTCCGGTCCTCTATGGCGCCACGATTACCAGCGATGAAGATCCGATGTATGACGGACGCGAAGGGAACGCCGTACATCTAGATCGCGGCCGCGATCCATGGAACATGGTTCGGCGCGTTCGGGAAATCTACGCGCATACGGAAAACACTGGCGAACCGTCTACCAACCAGGAACCAATCGGCGCCGATGAAGCGAACGATCCTGGCCGCCGGTTAGCCGATCCGGCCATCTTCCGGACCATGGGCGCGTTAGGCCGGTTGTTCGATTGCATGTCCATTTTCCATTCGGAAGATGGCAGGTACTGCCGAACGCTGCGGCCGGTAACGCGCAGCTGCGCGGAAGCGTTCGCGGCCGGATTCCTGGCCTGGCCAACGCCGGATGCGCTCACGTACAAAAACGCTGGCCACGGTGGTTCGCCAGTCAAAACCGCGAATTTTGATCGCGTGGTGCGCGTCTACTCTGGCGTGATGCCGGATGCCATGTCCGCGCTAACGGTGGCGGTTGGCCTATCGGAATCGGTGGAGTATTCCGCCGTCGAACTCAATGAAGGCTGGCGCTGGTCGGATCTGCTGGACCAGCAGCAAGCGCAGGACGGAAGGCTGGTCCAGATATGGCGGACCATCAACGATGGCGCGCGCATCGCGCCTACCTACCAGAACCGCTATCCGGCGGACACGTACCAGCGCCAGCCGCGCATCGATGATGGCGGCCGGACGTTCGGAAAGAGTAGCTAGCCATGCGTTTCAATCCTGCGGCTACCGCGGTGGCCTATACGGACGGATACGGTGGCGGCGAACTATCGATCCGGATCGTTGATTGCGTAACCGGCCATGCGATAGCGCTACTGCCTGGCGGCCACGATCCGCGCTGGCTAGGTCCGCAGACGTTGATCGCGCGTTCGATGGATGGAACCGCCTCGAGCGCTGGCGCGCAGGGTTATACCTGCCAGTACGTAGGCGCCAATGATGGTGATCTGGATGCGCTCAATGGCCGCGCCGCCTACGCCGCGGATCGCAGTAGCGGCGTAACCGTCTACGCGCCAGCCGTCCCGCCGCGATCCTTCGCTGGCGCGTTTGAACCGGCGCTGTCTGCAGGCGGAACCATCGCGCTACGCGATCTGGCCAGCGGCGCGCTGCGCCTCGAGCGCCTCTCAGGATGCATCGATGCGCCGCCAGGCGTGGCGGACCTTGGACCAGGAACGCGGCCGCGCTGGTCCAGCCAGACCATCGTTTGGGACTCGCTACCGTTTGGCCGCGTCTACGGCCGGACGACGCCGGACCAGTCCACCGTAGAGTTAGCGATTCCTGGCCGCAGCTGCAGCATGCCGGTTCCGCTCTGGACCGGCGCGCAGCTGCTGGCTGGCCTGGTCCTGGATGATGGACAGCTGGCAATCGCGCTATGGGACTCTCTGGCGCGCCAGGATGGCGCAGGCTGGCCAATCGGCACGTCCGGCGGTTCCGCGTTCGATTGGGATCTGGCTACCGCGCCAGGCCACCGTAACCGCGTCCTGGTGGCCTACCTAACGGCAGCTGGCCAATTGGTCCTGGCATCAATTGATACCGCGGCGCCGCCGGTATCCCTACTGCCTAGCCAGCCGGAACCTGGACCGGAACCGAAACCGCCGGAACCGCCGGAACCAGAACCTGGACCGGAACCACCGGAACCAGAACCTGGACCAGAACCGAAACCGCCAGATCCGGAGGAACCTATGCTGCCAACGGTGGACCAGATACCGCGGGACCAAACTGTTATGGCCGCGGACGCTATCGATGATTACCTGGTCGGCAATCCGCGGCTAGGACTGCCAGCTGGCATCTGGCCGCAGGATTTCTACGGCGATGGCATCGGCAACGCGCAGCGCCTGGACGTGGTATCCGCCTACCTGATTGGCGTCTGGTGTCCCTACGTTTGCACGTTGGGTCCGTTTCCAGGCGATGCGGCCGGATGGGACACCAGGCGGAACCTTGGTCTGGATCACACGTTCCACGTTATCGAAGCGGAACGTGGCGAAAAGCCAGCGCCGCCGGAACCTGGACAGCCTGGCCAGCTGCGCGGACCAATCGGGACGGACCGGCGCTGGTTTACCGTGCCGGACTAGACGCGGCGGTTAAGCTGTTTGATGCGCTCGAGGATTCCGCCTAGCGCATCGGCGGATTGCAACGCGCCGCGGACAGCGCGTAGCGCCTCGAGCGCATCGGCGTTGACGCGATCCGGATCGGGTCCGGCCGCCAACGTCAACGCGGTTGCGGCGAAGCGCCAGGCCAACCGCGCATGCATCTGCGCGATATAGGCGTCCGCATCGGCGCGCGCGCTGTCCTCGAGGAAGATCCGGACATCATCTGGATCGGCGCCATCTAGCGTTGAACCGTACCGGCCGCTGGCTGCCTCGAGCGCGGCCGCGCCATGCGCCGCCGCGGCGCGCGCCAGCATTTCCGCCGGATCGTCGCAGACAATCAGCGATGCTGGCGTGATGTCCTCGAGCAGCCAATCCGGCGGAATCATCGGCGCGCCTTCGCTGGTTTCGGTTTCCGCCGCGATTGTTCGCGCGCTATCAGCTTGAGCCTGCCATCGCAGAACCGAACGCCAGAATCATTACCTCTGGTTCGGTTCGCCTCTCTGTCCTCGAGGAATGCGCGCCGCATGTCCTCTAGCCATTGGTCGGTCATATCGCGGTAGAGCGCCACAACGGATGCCGGATCGGGCATAGCTAGCGCCTTGCCTTTCGCGGTTTCGGTTTGGCCGCTGGCGCGGCCGCTGGCGGTTCCGCCGTTCGCATCGCCTGCGCGATGTCAACGGCGCGGTTGTAATCGTCCGCAGTCAACGCGCCGCATTCCATGAAAACCGGTATCCCGTTGATCGCCATCGGACATGCGCGATGGTGTCCGTAGATACCGTAGACCACGGTTAGGCGGCGCTTTAGTAGATCCTTCGCTACCGATGGTCCGCCAAGCATGACCGGAAGGAACGCCATCCGCGCCGCATCGGCGTTCATCGTGGCGCTGGAATAGAACGTGCCAGCCAGCATGGCGATGGCTACGCGGCGCAGCTGGTCCGATTGGTCCGGCTGCGCCGCTGGTTCGTCCTCGAGCGCTGGCGATTTACGACGCGACATCGTTAGGCGCCGCGTTCGGCGCCGCGGCCGCCAGGAACATGCCGGTTGCCGTATGTAGCTGTTCGGCTAAGTCCTGCGCCGCGGCCAGCGCTCGAGCGCGCGCGCCTTGGCTGTTGTCCAGGCTGATAAACGCCGCGGTTGGTCCGTAGTCAACCGGAACGTCCGTCCATTGGTCGGTATCCGGATCGTATTCATCGATTTCGATCCAGATGCGATAGACGCGCGCAGCCATAGTCCGATCCTTTCCTCTACGCCGATTTCGCCAGCCGCAGTTTGCCGCGCCTCGAGCGCGCGCCGTTGCGCGAAGGCGGACGTTCGCGCGCCTTGCGTTTAGCAACGCGCGTTTTCAGCGTGGATACCGTCACGCCTTCGCCATACCAGGTTGCAACCGCCTTATCGCTGCCGCGTTGTTCGCGCTGCCAGCAGAGGAAAACGTAGATGGCGGTTACGCCAACGCCAGGGATTCCGGCCAGGTCCACCGGATTCAGCGCCAACGCATCCTTTACGTTGGTAATCCCTAGCTGCTGTAGCGCGCTGCTGAGGATTCCGGCCGCCTTTGCGGTTGCGGCGCAGTCCAGCGCATGCGCCAGATCGTAGCGGGACAGCTGCACTGGTCCGATCATCAAAACCGGTTCGTCGTACCGGCGGACAAAGGTTTGTCCTAGAAAGCGCTGATAAGCGGAAGGCGCGGACATGCGATAGCTACTCCCTGTTAGTGGTGTCCGGATCTGGCTGGTGATGATTGGCCGATGCGTCCGGCGGCGCGGCCGGAACGTGGTTAATCCTCGAGGACAGCGCGCGGCGTTCCGCCTGCTGGCGCTGCGCTGGCGATTGCGGAACCGCCTTGGCGCCATCGTTGGCGGCCGCCTTGCGCTTCGCGGTTGGCGCCGCCTGGCGCTTCGCTGCCTTGCGGCTGGTTCCCTTGCGCGCCGCGCGCGCCGCCTGGCGCTGCGCCTTCGCTATCGTGCCTGGCGCGCCTTTCATCCGGTAGCGCAGATGTTCGCCAGAGTTATCAACCAACAGCTGGTGTTTCTGGCGCAGCGTTCGTAACGACATGCGGACCACGTTTTCCGGCTGGTCCGATGATGTCCGCCAACCGTCCGCCTGCAGATGCTGAACGATCTGGCTCACGGTAGATTCCGGATGCGCGCGCAGGACCATGGCGATCCGATCTATCAGCGAAACATCGGACCGGATGCGCGCCTGCGCGGCGGCCAGCTTGGCGGTTGCCTGCGGCGGCGCTACCGCCAGGCCGTAGACGCCAGCGCCATTCGATCCGTTGACGCGGCGCAGCGCGCCACGTTTCCAGAGCGCCGATACCGCCTTATCGATCTGCTTGCGCCGCGTCTGGCTGTTGGCGGACGGATGCCAACCGCGCGCCTCGAGGCGCGCCAGGATGTCCCTGGTTGGCAACGGTCCATCCTGGCCGATGATGGCGCGGATCGCGTTTACCGTCCGCATGGACGCCAGCTGCGGCGCTGGCTGCGGCGGCCGCTGGCGCGCCGCTGGCGCCTCGAGGACGCGCGCCTGGACGCCTGGTGGCCTGCCGCGGCGCTTCGCCTGCGGCAGCGTGGCCGCGCTACCGGCCATCCGGTCCAGCAGCTGGATCAGGTTCTGAACGTCTGCCAGATGTTCGCGCGCCAGCCGCGCCATCCGCTGCCAATCGGTATCGGAAACCATGTCGGCGTTGTCCCTTCGCGGTTGAAGGCAGCGCCAGCGGACCAAGGGAAACCGCAGGCTATCTGCCGCGTTCCGCGGAACCTAGCATATGAAACGTGCAAAGAACTACAGCGTTTTCTACCGTCCAGGCTCGAGCGCGCTGCAAGTGGTACGGGACTATCCCTAGATGGCGCGTTGATGCCTGCGCCGCGTTTTGCTGCTAGGATGCATCCGGCATGCATCCATTCGGCCTGGATGGCGCCGCGGGACGGTGGCGCTAAAGCGTTTGGTTACAGCGGTTTAGCCAACGCGGATGGAGTAGCCGTCGATCTGAACGTCCATCAGATAACGCGGCTAGTAACGGTCCATGCCGGTTAGCAACGGGAAGGATAAAACCACGAATTCCATTGGCGTTTGACACGTTCCGCGCGATCTGGCTGAATGGCCGCGAAATCAGCCGTTTTCCGCGGAATGCATCCAGCTTGCGTCCATGGCAGTATTTGTAAGACAATGTTGTTTCGTTCGTTTCGGTTCGGCGCTGGACGCCGGACGCCACCAGACCATCAACCGCGCAGAGGACCAACCATCCAATGGCCGCCAACGACAACGCCAACCGCTATCGCCTGCACACGATCATCCAGTCACCGGTAGGCCGGAAGATCCGGACGCCGCATCAGGTAATCGATTCCCGAACCAACCTGGCTGTTGATGAGTACGCCTCTAGGCGCGCCGCGGCCGCGGACGTTGCCGAACGCAACGCGCGCCAGGCGCGGATCGATGACGCGGCGGATAGCTGCCACCAGAACGCCGCGGATACGGTGGTAGACATCATCGGCAAGGCGGCCGCGCAGGCGCTGTCCTTCAACGATTACCAGTACGCGGTGGATTGCGAATTTCTGGCGCAGGCGGACGCCTTCGCGGACCAGGCCAACGTAACGGTTGCCGAAGTCCTCGAGGCGCGCAGCATGGTTGATACGCGGACGCCGGATGATCCGCTGCCAGCGCATCGCCAGGTTGAAGCGGACGCGGCGGCGCTCGAGGCAGCCGCGCGCGCTGCGGCGTTCGCGGCCGCCGGTTATGACGCGGTATCGCGGTTCCCTACCGCCAACGCGGCGGACCAGCAGGCGGCGCAGGACGCGGCCGCCAGGCGCGATGTCCTCGAGCTAGCCGCAGACTGCGCCAGGCGCCACATCCGCCAGCAGGCGGCATCGGCAGCGGCGGATCGCGCGGTTCCCGGATACGAACGCCGCAAGGCAGCCGCGGCCATGAAGGCGCCGCGCGCGCCAGAGGCAATCTGTCCGCGCTGCGGCAGCCGGACGCAGGTACTGGCGGATGGCCGCCTTATCCGGCATTTCGATCCGCGCAACCGCTGGTGCGAACCGGCCGCGGCGGCGCTCGAGGCAGCCGCGCCGCTGGCGCTCGATTGGAAGATCGGGCCTGGCGATGATCCGGCGTTCGATTTCGCGCGCCAGCCGCGAAAGGCGCGCCGATGAACCGCCAGCCGCGGCTAACGGATCGCATCCTCGAGGCGTTGATCCAGGCGACTGGCGAAGCGCTAGCAGGCGCGTATGAGGACACTAGGACGCCAGCAGAGGCGCGCGCGCTCGAGGATGCGGACGCATGGGCGCACCAGCTGCGCGAATTCCGCGGCCAGCAGAAGGGACGCGCGCGATGAAGGCAACGCGCCGCAAGGCAACCAAACCGGCCGCTACGCGCATGGGTAGGCCAGCGCATATCCGCGGCAAGTCCGCAACCATGACGATCCGGCTAACGCCGCAGCTGCGCGCGCGCCTCGAGGAACGCGCCGTAGAGCAGCGGCTAACGCTGTCCGATGCCGCCGCGATCCTGTTGGAACGTGGACTAGCCGTAATCGTTCGCTAACCGTTAACCGCTCACCAGAGGACCAACCATCCATGCCATCCGAAACCATCAACAAACAGCTAGTGAAGCGCCTAGCCAAAACGGCAGCGCCTGCAAAGGAAGTCCGCTACTTCGATACGCAGCTAGCCGCGTTCCATGTTCGCCATCTACCTAGCGGCGCTACGTCCTATGGCGTAAAGCTGTCACGCGAAAAATCGTCCGTGTCCCTTGGTTCGCTGGCCAGCTGGAAAGATCCCAAGCTGGCGCGCGCCGCGGCGCTCGAGGCGATCCGGAAGTTTCGCGCTGGCGAAACGGTAACGGCGCGCAGCGCGCGGCCGCAGGCGAAGGCGGCCGCAGGCGGCATGACTATCGGCCAGCTGTTTGGCCTGCGGCAGCATTTCAACGGCGGCGTTGCGCTGCCTGGATTGTTTCGCGCCAGCAACGTTCGCATTCGGGACCATGCGGAAGTAGCGCTGGATCGGTTCGTTCTACACGTTGGCGTTAACCGGCCGCTGGCCGCGATTACGCAGGACGATTGCCAGGCGTTCGTTGATGGTCTGCTACAGCAGCGCAAGCGCAACGGATCGCTTATCAGCAGCGTTAGCGTTGAAGGCTATCTGGCGCTGGTCCGGTCCGCCTTTACCTGGTCCATCAAAAAGCGCTTCCTGGCTGGCGCCAATCCAGCGAAGGGACTGCACATCCAAAAGCGGAAGGAAGATAAGGACAAAGCGAAGCGGACGCGCTGGCTGTTTCCGGAGGAGGAACAGCTACTGCGCGAAGTCCTGCGCGCGCGCGATCTGGAATTGCGTTCCGGCCAGCCTACGTCCTGGCGGCGCTCAAGTCCGCGCCTGCGGACGGATGGCTGCCGCTATGCGGACTACATGACGCCGCTGGTTCTGCTGGCGCTGTCAACCGGCGGCCGCAAAGGCGCGCTGCGGCAGCTGCGCTGGTACCACATCGAACGGCTGCCGTTCTGGCGCATCTGCTTTGAAGGCAAGTACCAGAAGGCAGGCCAGACGTACTACGTTCCGCTGTCAGATGAGGCGCGCGAAATCCTGAAAGCGTGGCGGCCAAAGGACGCGGCGGATTCCGATCTGGTCTTTCCAGGCATGAAGGGACAGCCGTTCAATCACACGATGGATCTGGTCTGGCGCAAGATCCTGGCGGTTGCAGGCATCCGCGGATTCCGATTCCATGATCTGCGGCATACGTTTGCTAGCGTGATGGTCCAGGAAGGCGAACAGCTGAAAGTGGTATCCGAATTGTTGGGCCATAAGTCGGTCCGCATGACAGAGCGCTACAGCCATCTGGCGCCGAACAGCGGCGTTTCCGCCGTTGAACGGATCGCCAAGCGGATGGCGCGGACGCCGCAGCCGCAGGCGGAACCGGCCGCCGCATAAGAGCGCGGCCGCTGGCCGCTGTTTGTCGCACGTTCAACCGCCGCGGATGGTTCATTGCCCGATGAACGCCGCGGCGGTTCCGTTTTCGCGTAAGGTTTTTCACCGATATGAACCGGGAAGAACCCCATTGTTGACATCTGCGGATTTACGGTAGCAGGCTGGCGTTCCTTCGCGGTTCGCGGTTGATGCCTACGCCGATTGGGCCTGCCAGCGATGGAACCGCGGACCGGACCGATCCGCGCCTCGAGCGCGCGCCAGGTTGCCGCCTGGCCGCGCGTTCGGCGCCGCAGCTGGTCCGATCCGCGCCAGACCATCGCGCGCCATTCAGCGGGAATCCATCCGGCATCAACGCGCGCGCCGCGGCGCGGAGGACGAACCGATGCCTGCAGCCGCGATGGTTCCCGTTGCCACCGAAACCGATACCACCAGACCAGCTGCCGCGGCAGCCTGGTTGACCCTGGATGAAGTAGCCGAACGGATGCGGTTCCGCTCGAGGCGTTCGCTACTGCACTACTTGCGGAAACATCCAGCGCCGCTGTTTCAACGGGTCGGCAGTAATCGCTATTTCATGCGCGCGCAGGACGTGGACCGGTTGATGGAACCAATCGATCTGCCAACGGCGGCGCGCCGAACGTTCGCGCTGCCAGAGGACGTGGACGCATCATCGTTCGTCCAGGTAGAGGCGCCGCCGGAAGCGCCGCGGAAGCGCTCGAGGCGCGCCGCCAAGGCGTCCAGCAGGCCAACGCGCGCGCGGTAGCGCTCGAGGCGAAGCGATGCTACCGCCATCCTCTGCCGTAGTCCGGATCGGTTGGCTGAACGATCCGATAGCGGACCAGGTTGGACCGGCCGCGGTTGCGCTGATGCTGCAGCTGGCCGCCGCGGCGGCGCTCGAGGCGCCAGGCGCGGCGCTGGCGTCCATCGCGCCGGATACCTGGTCGGCTTACTTCGATGATGCGACAACGGCGCGCGCCGTCGAAGCTGGCCTGGTTGATCCGATTCCCGACAACGCAGGCCGCGTCCTGCGCTTCGCGGTAGGCGCCTGGTTGCTGGCCAACGTGGCAACAGAGCAGGCCATCGCGCGCCGCGTCCGGACGCGCGAACGGGTCCGGCGCATGCGCTGGCGCAAGGCGGCCGCAGGCGGCCAATTGATGCTGCGAACCGCGGAGGAAGGCGAAAGTTTGCCGCTGTTTGAAATCAATAAGTTACGCGGCCAGCTGGTCCTGTGCAAAAACTGTGGATCGCCAAGTAGCGTTACATCGGATGTAACGCTACCTGCGGCGGAAAACAGCCGCGATGATCTATATCCGCGCGCGCGCGGTACGTACGTACTCAATTCAAAAGCAGCTAAAAGTACAAAAGCAGCTAAAAGCGGCGCGGTAGAGCGCGCGCCGAACGGCAGCGATGAACCGCCAGCCTTTCGCCTGCTGTTGGCGCTGGTCGGACAGACGCGACGGGCGCAATGGTCCTGGCGCTATCCAACGACGCCAACGGATCGCCTGCGGCTACTCGAGGCAATCCGAACGCAGATGGCGCGCGCGCATCTGGCCACCGTGCCAGCAGATGAGATCCGGCGCGCCATCCGGATTGATGAATGTAACGACGTTTCCTGGCGCGCGGCCGCTGGCCAGATAGGCGGTAGCCGATGAAACCCGTTCGTGTCTATCGCGGCCGCCGCGGACCAACGTTCGCGGTTGTGACGGTGGATGGCGAAATCCTGCTACCGGATGGCCAAGCGCTATCGCCGTTTTTCGATTGGGGCGCGGCATCGCCAGGCGCATCGGCGCTGGCGCGCGCGTTACTACTTAGCCATCTAGGGACATTGCCTGCGCGCAGCGTTTTGCATCGTTTCACGTTCCAAGTAATCGGTACTTGGAGCGAACCGCAATGGACAACGACAACAGCGGACATCGATACGGCGCTCGGTCAGATCCGCCAGCAGCTGCAGATCGGATGCCTGTATTGCGCCGATACGGGACGGCGGGAAATCCAACAGCGGTTATGGCGCATCTGCGAATGCCAGCCGCGGACGATACCGCCGGACCGGCCAGCGGCGTAAGGACGCGAACCGATGATTACGATCCGGATGTCCTCGAGCAGCGCGCCGAACGCCTCTGCCGCGCCGCGGCGCTGGCGCTCGAGGCGCAGACGCTACCCAACGTTCGGCGCCTGGTTATCGACGCGCATAGCGCCGCCGCGCAGCTGCGCCGCCTGGCCGCAGATGTTCGCGTCCTCGAGCGCTTTCTATCGGACTGCGGCTGGTTCGCGGAGGACGTAAGCGATGGCACTGCACAAGATCGCGCCGGTTGATCTGCCGGTTCCGCGCCGCCTAGCGCTGCGGCCGCGCGATGCGCGCGGCTACGTGGTTCCCTGGTTCGTGGCGCTGGTGGATGGCGTATACGATTTCCGGATCGCGGATGAAGTAAAGCGCCGCCGCGCCGTTCGGGAAAAGCGCTGCTGGCTATGTGGCGAACGGCTAGGCATTTTCCAGGCGTTCGTAATCGGGCCGATGTGTGCCGTTAACCGGACATCATCGGAACCGCCTAGCCATCTGGATTGCGCTACCTATGCCGTCCAAGTCTGTCCCTGGTTGACGCGGCCGCATGCGCGCCGCCGCGATGCCGGTCTGCCAGAGGAAACGGAATCGCCAGGCGGCATCACGATCCGCCGCAATCCAGGCGTGGCGCTCATCTGGCTAACGCGCAGCTACCAGCTATTCCGGACCTATGCGGACGGTGGCGGCAGCGTAGCAGGCTGGCTACTGCGGATCGGTGATCCGGTATCGGTGAAGGCATACGCGGAAGGACGCGCGGCTACCGCCGATGAACTCTGGCAGTCCATCGTGTCCGGCTATCCGCTGCTGGCGGACTCTGCGCGCCAGGAAGGCAACGGCGCTGGCCAGGCGCTGCGGACGCATGTTCATGCGGCGCTGGCTGAATTGGCTGGCCTGCAGCTGCTAACCGGCGGCCATCTGCGCGCGATTGATGCCGCCATGCCGCCGGTTGCGGCGCTCGAGGCGTAGCGATGTCCATCCTGGCGCAGCCGGACGATTGGGCGCTAGTGCGGCGCTACCTGCGGATCGAAGGCTACGGCGGCCAGCCGCTGCGCGGCGGCGTTCGCTGGCGCTTTGAAATTACCGATCCGCAGGACGGCGCGATTAAGCGGCGCCTAGCGGCCATCCAGACGCCATGCGCGACATGCGGCCGCGTCCTACATCCGGTCCGGCCGCGCGATGGACGGCAACGCTGGTACTACGCGGTGGCCTGCGAACAGGATCGGCAATTCCGTTGTTCCCGGAACCGCAAGGCTAGCCGGGAATACGAACGCATCCGGTCCGCCTACAAACGCTGGCGCGATGGCCTACCAGCCGCGCCGCCGGAACCTCAAGGCACGCTGTTTTAGCTCGAGGAACGCCGATGTTGCACTGTCTATCGGTAGCCGGTCAGACGCCATATCCGCCGCGGTTCAACGCGAAGCGCCATCCGCTAGGTATGACGATCCGCGTTCGCGCTGAACGCAGCGGCCGCCTGGCGACATACCAATCAACCGGCGTCTGCTGGAAACCGTTAGATGCGGCGCTCGAGGCGCGCGAATTCGATACCGGCGCGAACCTCTACCTTGGTTCGCTGGACGTTGACAATCCGCAGGAAGGCTAGCAATGCCGAACGCGCCTGGCCGCGGCTGCAGCTGGCCTGGATGTCCGCGGTTGACGTTCGATGCGGATCGGCACTGCGCCATCCATCGGATGCAACGGGAAGCGCTGCGCGGTTCATCGGCGGATCGCGGCTATGACGCAGCCTGGCAGGACATCCGCGCCAAGGTTCTACGGGAGGAACCATTCTGCCGGTTCTGCCTGGCCGCTGGCCGCCATACCGCGGCAGAGCATGTTGACCATATCCGGCCGCAGAGCGCAGGCGGGACGCATGAACGCATCAACCTGCGCGCGCTCTGCAGCCGCTGCCACAACGGCCGGACGCGGCGGGACAGAGCGCAAGGCGAACGGCGATGAAACGCGAACCAGAACCGCCGCGGCCGGACCAATGCATCTGGTGCGGCAGCGCGAACCTGGAAGGACCATACGGACCAGCCTGGTTCTGCAATTGCTGCGGCAAAACGGTTCGCGCTGGCGAAACGCGGAAGGACGCAGCCAACCGCGAACGGGAAACGGCGCAGCGGCAAGCTGGACGGATACGCCGATGATCGAACGCCTCGAGGACAACGATCCGCCGCGCTCGAGTATCCGCGAACGGCTGGCGCTACTCGAGGCGCGCGAACGCCAGGACATCGCGCGCGCCAGGCGCCATCATCACGTTCCGCCACCATCGATGATCTGGCTGGTCCTGGTCCTGTTGGCGGCGCTGGCTGCGATCTGGTCGGTTCGGCACTGGTAAGCGCTCGAGGATGAACGAACATGGAACGCCAGATCGCGTTGCGCTTCGATGGTCAGACGTTCGATCCAGCGCTGGACCAGCAGCGCCTGGCGCGGTTGCTTGGCCGCGTCTATACGTTCATGCGCGATGGCGAATGGCGCACGCTGGCGGAAATCGCCTGCGCCTGCGGCGGGACGGAAGCAAGCGTATCGGCGCGCCTGCGCGATCTGCGGAAGGGACGCTATGGCGCATTCGACGTTCAGCGGCGCCGCGCGTCCTTTCGCGGCGTTCAAAGCGGACTGTATGAATACCGGCTGGATGCCAGAGAGGATCGGCGCGCATGAACCGCGTACCGCAGTTAGCACCACCGATAAGCGCTGTCCCGCCGCTGCTGGACCTATCCCTGCGCGATAGCGCCGCAGATCGGGAATTGATGATCGGATCGCGGATCTGGTATTGCGCCGATGTTCGCCTCGAGGACGGCGCGGCGCGCATCGTGCCAGGTTCGTTCGGCCGGTACGGATTTCGTGGCCTGCGCTGCAGCATCTACCTGGATGGCAACGCTGGCCAACCGCTATGGGTTATGCCAACGGATGTCCTGGTCCGGCAATGGGCCGATGATGCCGCGCCGGTAGACGGTATGCGCCTGGCCTGGACGCGGCCGCAGCCGCAGTTACCAACGGCGGCCGCCGTCCTGGCTGGCTGGCTAGGCGCGCTGGCGCTGCTGGCGATGGCTGCGGCGCTGGTCTGGCTGGTTCTGCGCGCCTGGTCAACCTGGATGGTCCGGCCATGACAGACGCGCAGGCGGCGCCAGCAACGCCAGCCATCCAGGATCTGCAGGCGCTGCCAACCGCGGCGGACGTGGTACTGGCCAACGGTGATCTGGTCTGGTACTACCGCGGCGCCTCGAGCGCTGCGCCGGTTGTGGCCGGAACGTTCTACCGCTACGGAACCATCCGCTGCGCGATCTATGTGATGAACGCCGCTGGCTGGCAGATCCGGCGTTGGGTTATGCCGCGCAACGTCTACCGCCAGGCGGAACCAGGAAAGGGAATCCGTAGCGATGGCTGGTGATGCGCTGTTGACTGCCGCGCAGGCGGCGCGCCGGTTAGGCGTAAGGCGCGCGTTTATCCTGCGGCTCATCCGCCAACGACGCCTAACCGCGGTACGGCTAGGCGGCCATGGCTGGCGAATTGAACCGCAGGCCATCGCGGATTATATCGCGGCCAACCGCCAGCCTGCCGATGCGCTCGAGGCGCCGCCTGCTGTTGATGATCGGCAGCTGGCGCTATTCGATCCGGCCGCCGCGCTCGAGGACGGCGCGCCGCGGCTATCGCTGGCCGATGGCGCTGGCGCGCTCGAGGCGTTCCACAACCAACCGGAGGAACCAACCAATGCGTAACTACGCGGCGCTATTCGATGCCTTAACCGAACGGCAGCGTACCGTGATGGGACGGCTAGCCGTTGATGATGAATCCGCGCTCGAGGACAACGAAACCGTTCAGCAGCTGCAGCGGTTGGGCCTGGTCTGGCGCGATCTAGGCGGCGCGTTCTTTATGCCGTTCGGTATTCACATCGCCTGGTGTGACTGGTTCAGCCAGCATCTGTCCGCAGAGGACATTGCGTTACTCGAGGATGCGGAACGCGCGCCGAAGGATGGCTAGCCATGGCGATCCAGACCATTGCCACCGTCCTGCTGGACTCATTCAGCCGCGGCCGCTGCAAGCAATGCCGCATGCCGGTTACGTGGTATCGAACCGTTGGTGGCGCCTGGCTGCCGTTTGATGGCAGGCCGCGCGTTGATCGGGTCCGCTACGATCCGCCGAACGATCCGGCCGCGGCGCGCGTTGGCGACATTCCGCGAACCGAATTGCATTGGCGCAGCTGCAGCGCGCGCGCGCTCGAGGCAGCGCAGACGCGGCGCCGATGATCTGCCACATCTGTAACGTTGCCTGCAAGGTTGATAGCCGCGAACGTTCGCGGATCGAACCTGGTCTGGTCCTTATCTATCTGCACTGTCCGTCATGCCGCGCGAAATTCATGGATAGCGCGAAGGAATCGAAACGTGCCAAGCAACATCCTACCGATGCGGCCGCGGCCGCCGCGCAACCGGGATTGCCGTTTGATGGAACCGGCGCTGCCGCTGCCGGACAGCGGCGGCGCGCTCGAGCGCATACCGGCGCAGGACGCCGCGCGCCTCATGTCGGAAACGATCCAGGACGCGATAGTTGAAGTATTCCGCGATGCGGATTACGTAACGCCATTCGATGTGATGGCGGCGCAGGTTTACTGCCTTGGCTTAACGGTGGCGGCCATCGATGCGCCAGAGGACAGAGAGGCAGCCAGGCAGACGCTAGCTAACGCCATCCGCGGATTGCGGCGCGTAGTCCGGCGCAGCCGTGAAACGCTGCAGGAACCGGAAGGCGGCGCGTTATGACGTTCAGCGAAGCGGACGAACGCGCGCAACGGTTCTGGCCGGATGCGGCCAGCGTTCAGCGGCTGCGCCATGCGCCGGAACGTTGGGAAGTCCTGGTCTATGTCCGCGCCTCTGGACGCTACCGGCCAATCGTCCATGTCATGGACGATAGCGGCCATCCGATCTGCCATCCGGAATGCATCGCGCTCGAGGATGCGCTAGGCGCGCCAGCTGGCTAGCCTCAGCCGTTATATCTCAGCCTTTCGCGCCTCATCTGTTCGCGCTGTAGCCATCAAACTACTGCGTTTGAACGGTTTAGCGTCGTAATCGAGTAGTGGATTAGATGTAGGACCAATGGCCTACTTGCGCCGAACATGTGACTTTGTGTTACAACCTGCGCCGCCGCGCGCGCGCCGCGTTCGTGGTTCCCGGCTGCAGCTGGTCCCTTGCCAGCGCGGTAGCCGGTGGCAGCCTACGGCGCGCAGCGGTTCGTCCTACGGTCCAACGGTTCGGTTGGCAGCTGCGGTTCCGCTGCGAACGGATCGATCCGTCCGCGGCGCGCCGCGTTTGGCCGCTGCGCGTCCGTTTCTTTCGCAGGCTGCAACCTGCGCGAACGTTTCCGTTCGCGCGTCCTGCGCCAACGTGGCGGCCGGTAGGGGTGTCTGCACGACCAGCGCCGGACCGGCTAAAGACCCTTGCGGCTCAGCCTTGCATGGCGTCGAAAAATGAAAACGCATGACCAAAACGGCTGAAAAACACTGGATTTCAGACCGCAACCGCATCAACGAACGGACGATCCATGGCTGGCAACCGCCGCAGCGGCCGCAGACGCCTACCAACCGCCATCAAACGCGCGCGCGGATCTGAGATCCGCCACAACGCGGCCGCGGAACCAGCCGCGCCGCCAGGCGTCCCGCCGATGCCGCCGCATCTGGCCGCGGACGATCTGGCGCGCGCTGCCTGGCAGGACATCGCGGCGCGCCTGCTGGCGCAGAACGTCCTTACCACCGGCCATGGCGAACTACTGGCGTTGATCGCGGACGCATGGGCGCAGTACGTCCGGCTGCGGCTGGCGTTCGCCAAGCTGGAATATCAGTCCGTCATTGTCCAGGAATGGAAGCAGCGCGGCCGGACCATGCGCCGGTTCGTTGAAAATCCGCTCTGCCGCCAGCTGCGCCAGCAGGCGCTGTTACTCAATTCGCTATTCGGTGAATTCGGCCAAACGCCAGCATCGGCGCCGAAGGTTCATGCATCGGCCGATGGTCCCGATCCGCTCGAGCGCTTTCTATCCGCCGGTCCTGATACCAACGTCGTTGCCTTCGCCAAGCGTAAACGCGCGCGCGCCAGCGCCAGCTAACAACCAGGAAGGACGTTCAACAATGCCAAGGTATGGCCAACGGTGGCACTGGTCCAACGCCGAACTACTGAAAGCGGTTCAGTACCTGCGCGCGCATTTCGGCAGCGGACCGATCCGGATGGCGGACATCGAACGCGCGGCGCTGGCGGTATCGGCGCGCGCAGGCTCGGCGCGCGTCCTGCGCGATAGGCTGGTGGCGTCCGGCTGCCTGGTGTCCTCTACCGCGCGCGGCCGCGCCGCGGATTACATGCTGACGGATGATGCGGAAGGCTGCCTATCGCTAGGCAGCGGCAACAACGCCAGCGCGATTGCCGCGATCCTGCTACCGATGCTGGCCTGTTGGACATGACAACAGCGAAAGCGCTTACGCGCCTCATTGCCTGCAGTCCGCCGCTATTCGCGGCGCTGCCGTTACATCGCAGCCGATGCATCATGGCAACGCGCGTTGCCATCGATGTACTGGCCAGGTTCAACATCGCGGCGGAACCGCGCGCCGTATCCATCGCCGTTGCTAACGCGGCGTATGTCGCCTGGCGTTCGCGCGTCCTCGAGGCGCAGCGCCAGGCGCTGCCGGAACCGCTGCCAACGCCTGGCGCCTGGTGCGTTCATGCTGGCCTACCGCTGCCGGACGATGAACCGCCACCGGAAGGCGGTTGGCCTGGACATCTGGTGGCCTACGTTCCGTCGAAGGCAGAGATCCTGGATCTGGATTTCCAGGCGTTCGCGCGGCCGCTGAAAGCGCTGGACGTGCCACCAGCGATCCGCGGCAGCTGGCCAACCGCGGACGCAGCCGTAACGTTTACCGCGCGCGATAGGCGCGGCCATCGGTTCTACGCGCACTACGCCAGAGAGGACGCCAACCAGGGATTCCGGATCGCGCCGGACTGGAAATCGGATCGTCCGTTGATCCGCGATGTCGTTTGCGCGCTCGAGCGCGCCATCCGTAAAGACCATCGGTGACATCGGCGCTACGCGATCCGGCTACCGCCTACGCGCAGGCGGTTGTAGCGGGACGCATCATGGCAGGCGCGTTACATCGCGCCAGCTGCGCGCGCCATCTGTCGGATCTGCGCGGCCGCCGCGCCTCTGGTCTGGTCTGGAATCCGCGGCGCGCGGCGCATTTCCTGACGTTTGCCGCGTTGATGCGCCATTGGAAAGGCGAATGGCGCGGCGTTCCGCTGGTCCTCGAGGCGTGGCAGATATTCGTTGTTGCCTCGATATTCGGATGGCAGCGGCCGGACGGAACGCGCCGGTTTCGTGTCGCCTACATCGAAATCCCGCGAAAGAATGGCAAGTCTACCCTTGGCGGATTGATCGCGCTCTACCTGGCGTTCGTGGACGGCGAACCTGGCGCCGAAGTCTATACGGCGGCCACCAAACGCGAGCAGGCGCGGATCGTGTTTGAAACCTGCCGCCAGATGGTCCGCATGGCGCCAGCGTTAGCGCGGCGCGTGGAAGTCCGCGAACATGGCATTGTCTGTCCGTCCACCGCGTCAACGCTGCAGCCGGTATCGGCCGATGCGTCCACGATGGACGGGCTGAACGTCCATGGCGCCATCATCGATGAACTACACGCCCACCGAACCAGCGCCGTTGTGGATGTCCTCGAGACAGCCACCGCGGCGCGGCGCCAGCCGCTGCAGTGCGAATTAACCACCGCAGGCATCGGCCAAACGTCCATCTGCTGGCGCCATCACGATTACAGCGCGCGCGTCCTCGAGGCGAAAGGCGTCAACGATGATGCCTGGTTCAGTTTCATCGCAGGCGCAGACGCAGGCGATCCGTTTGACGATCCGCGGACGTGGCAGAAAGCCAATCCGAATTTCGGCGTTAGCGTGAAACGGGAATACCTGGCCGATAAGGCAGCCAAGGCGGCGCAATTTCCGGCGGCGCAGAACGTATTCCTACAGAAACATCTGGACATCTGGACAGAGCAGGCAGAGCGCTGGATCGATATGCGCGCATGGGACGCCTGCAGCGGCGCGCTGCGTTCGCAGCCAGGAACGCGGCCAGCCTACGGCGGACTGGATCTGGCGCAGACCAGGGATTTTGCCGCGTTCGCCATCGCGGTTCTGGCAGAGGACGGCGCGATTGAACTAACGCTGCGGTTCTGGATTCCAGAGGCGCGCGTGACGGATCGCGCGGCGCAATCGGCGCAGATGCGCGAAATGCTGCAGGCATGGATCGAAGCTGGCCAGCTAACGGTAACGCCGGGAAATGTGACCGATTTCGCGGTAATCCGCCGCGATGTCCTGGCGCTGGCCGATGCCTGGCGCTTCGCGGAAATTGGCTACGATCCATGGAACGCGCTGCAGCTGGCGCTCGAGCTCGAGCAGGCCGGACTAGTGATGGCGGTATGTCGCCAAGGTTTCGCATCGATGGCTAACCCTATGGCAGACTTTGGCGCGCGGATTAAGGAAGCGCGGTTGCGCCATGGCGGCCAACCGGTCCTGCGCTGGATGGCTGGCAATATGGTTGCGCTGTCCGATGTCAACGGGAACCAGCGGCCGGACCGGAAACGCGCCACCGATAAGATCGATGGCATCGTGGCCGCGTTGATGGCGCTAGATCGCGCAACGCGCCACCAAGGCGTATCGGCCTATGAGGATCACGATCTGGTGATCGTATCGACGCATCCGCAG